CTCCTGTTCCCACTTCAACTCCAAGGACCTTTTTTGTTTGTATAGGTCTTGTATCATTGATAACCTCCTCATAGGTTATTCTGTATTTGTTAGAGTCAAATGTATTATCTCCAACATGTTCCCATTTTATATCATTTACTCCTAGTTTGTCAACTATAGCTTGTTCAAGGGAAACTGGATTATCTTCCGATAAAACTTCAAATTTTGCGTAGTAATTGTATGCATTTATAGTTATGAGGAACTTTTTCATAAATTAATAATTTGATATTTCTTCTTTTTTAGTTCTTAAAAATTGTAATTTTGTTTGTGCTAAAGATACTTTATCAGGGTTTCGATTGTCTGCAACTATCCTTTCATTTCTTTTAATACCTTCTTCAATTTTTTCTAAACATTTTTCTTTATTGGCTGGTCTCCAATTAGGGTCTTGAGTTTTTATCTGTAAACGTTTGTATATGCCCATGATATTTCTATTTAATGAGGGGCGAAGATCGCCCCTCAGAATTTAGCTATTACGCTCCGTTTGAAGCATACATACCTCTTGGATCAGAGAATCCAAAAGAGTATCTTTCTCTAGCTTTGTATCTAACGTTTCCAGTGTCAAAGTCACCTTCCATTGAAGTTTTGATTGGTGATCTGTTGAACATTTTCATACCGTTAGGTACGTCAGTTTTGATATAGAACGCGTCTGTATCAGTTAAGTAATGGTTAATTACATAACCTTGAGGAACCATTCCTCTAGATACGATTGCATTGATATCGTTATCCGCTGTTCCCGTTCTACCTTTTGATTCCATTAGTCTCTCTGCTGTAAACTGCTGATTAGGGTGAATGATTAATTTCATTCCTCTAGCAGCGATTTTTAGACCTCTTTCATCAGTGAAAGCAGAAATATCAATTAGAGATTGCTCTAATGATGTTTCGTTAAGGTCAGCAGGAGTTTGCAATTGGTTAGAGAACGTTCCAGCTAATGTAGGGTGATTTACGATCGCTCCCACATTGTTGTTACCGAAAAGTGATACTCCGTCACCACCTGCAAAGTTTCCATCGAAACCATTGTTTAGGACGTTAGCCGCTTTAACTTGTTTAGTATTAGCCATAGATCTAGCTAATGCTTTTGTATATCTAGACGCAAGTCTGTCATACAAGTTATCTTCAATTGCTTCTTCAGTAATTGAAAACGCTAAAGCGATTGTTTCGTGCGTATAACGAGAAGTGAAAGTCTCTTGAGCATCATCAAATGATACACCTTGACCTTCAGCTTTAACTTGTGCGTTACCAAATCCAGATAACATTACTTCCTCTTCGAAAGCTCTGTCTGAAGATTCGATATCGAAAATCTCAGCGTGTTCATTCTCGTAGTTTTTATATTCCAAGCCGAACAGTGCGTTCAAACCTGGCTCTAGTTCTTTGACTAGTTGTGATCGTGATATTGCCATGTTTTATCTCCTATTCCCTAGCTTAGTTTATGTACAAGTTACTTGCAGAGTTAACTACAACGACCATGTTTGCACCAGCTGCTGTAATGTCTTGGTTTTCAGGCGCGTTAGCGACTCTGACAACTTTCCACATTTTAGTTGCAGCTGCACCACCGGCAATATTTAAAAGTACAGTCGATTGACCGTCTTTATTGTCAGTAGCTGTAAACGATGTTACGTTGAAGCTTTTTCCGTTGTTACTTGTTGGACATGCAGCATCAGTTTTAATTGCATATTCTTGAATTGGATCGTCATTCACGAATGCTTTTCCATTGCTGCTACCAGTGTTATAATCTACACCAAATGTTGTTCCAGCATCTACAAAGTTAACAAATCTTGGTTTTTTAGTTGTGTTATCAACGTAAAAAATTCCGTTAAATACACCCACTAAAAGTGATTCAGTAGCGTTAGTATAAGTAGCACCACCTGCACCTGTGTCATCTGTAGTTGCGAAAGAAGCGTCTTGTAAAAAACCTTCTGAACCTGCTGCATCTTGCAGAGATACAGGATTGTTTTTGTAAAGACCTACACCTGGAGCCGACTCGACTAGGTATTCAGACTGACCGCCGATTGAAGGTGTATTACCTAATCTTTCGATCATCTTTAAACCAAAGCCTGTTGTTGAAGCGTTAGCCATAGTTGTTTCTCCTTTATGTGCCTGTCCCGAAGGACCTCCAGCACGGTTTTATTTTAATTTAGCGGTTAGGAATTGTTAAAAAATTAACGTTTCTTCGTACCACCAAAAGTTACACGCGTTTGTCGATCAGCATTGATCGGCATACTTGGATGTTGTTCCCTCATAAGATCGTTGTCGATTGCTTCGTTTCTCTCCTGAGTTTGCTTTTTAAAGTACTCAGTTCGAGATTGTGCGATCTCTTCCGGTATCCTTGCCAACACAAGGCCACCAACTCCAATCACTCCTGCGTATTTTCCTTCCTTCATAGTAGGGTAAATATCATCTGGATATTCATCAGCTCTCACTAATTCATAACCTGATCTTAATTTACCAGACATGTTTTTAGTATCGTCAAATCCTAAAACCTCTGTCCGTAGCCATCTATGTTTAAAACCTTTTGGCGCAGGTGGTGCATCTAAAGATGATGGGGGAGCCCATGTCGTAGGTCTAACCTCTTTAGCCCTAGACTGGCTTGCACGAGTGGTTTTTTTAGTTTCTTTTGTCATATGCTATACCTCCTTCGTGATTTTTAACTGTTTCGCATATTCTTCCAGTGGCACACCTAATTTTTTAGCAATTGCTACCTGTGAAGGTGTGAGAGACACAGTTTTGCGACCTGGTTTGACAGAACGTCTAGCCGAAGCTACAGTTCGTACAGGTTTGGTCGTTTCCCTTTCCTCGTTTGTATCAAATTTGTGAGGGAATTCAAGTCTTATTCTTTTATCAACCTCTGCGTAATATTCATCACTTTCAGGGTCAAAATCTTCTTCATCCACTAGTTTTTTGTGTATATCAAAAGCAGTGTAAGTCATTGCACTGTCTTTACCAAACCAAGTATTTTTTTGAGCCCAGTCCTGTGCTTTTGGATCAGGTGCTCTAGTTTGTTCGGTTCTTCTAGACGGTGTAATGTTTACAGGTCTTTCCATAAGCTCGGCTTTAGATGTTGTGTTTTTCTGTTCTTCTAATCTTGCTTCCTCGTAACCAAGTCTAGCAATTTCTTTTTGAGCAGTAACTTCAGCTTCTAAATCTCCAGCTTCTCTGGCAGCTGCTAATGTTGCATAAGTAGCTTTAAGATTAGATTTAATTTTTTCTTCTCTATCTTTTAAACCACTTGTTTCTAGTTGAGAGTATTTTTTCTTAAGACTATCAGAAGTTGCTTTAACTGATCGTGCATATTCTAAAGCTTCTTCTTTTTGTCTTTCAGCCTCTCTTATTTTTCCAGTAAGTTTATCAATTCTTCTTTTGACTTTCTTACTATATGATTCTAATTCTTCATCTTTCTCTGCACCTTCTACAGGTGTTTCTTTCTCTTGTTCAACAGTTTCTGCCTGTTCAACTTTTACTTCTTTTTCTTCTTCTTTTGCTTGTTGCTCTTCTGGTACATCCACATCTACATCAGGTCCTGATGTATCAATGTCTACCATAGGAACATCTTTTTTTTCTTCGTTGTCTATTGGCATAGTTTCCTCCTATGTATTAAATGTAGTGCAACATAAATTCTGGGTCAGCAACGGTACCCAAAACTTCGTCGTCGTTAAGAATACGGACTTCTCCGCCTTCTATTGGTAATCGTGATCCAGCATACCTTGCAAAGATCACCCAATCTTTTTCTTTACACCATGCGCCTTGAGGAAATTTTTCTTTATCCTTATACGCGTCTGGTCCTATTTTTAAAACATAACCGCAGTTAGTTGCGATTCTTGCTTTGTCTAAAGATTCTTGTGAAAATATTAAACCACCTTTAGTTTTTTCTTTTGGTGTAAAAGGTAAAACTAAAAGTCTCCAACCAGAAGGTTCTGGTAAGTTGTCTAGTACTTTGTCAACGTTTGTTTCGTCAACTCTTTTTAATTTCTCTTCTTTATCTTGCTCTTTATATTTTTCTTCAAGAGCCATTTTTATCTTCGGGCTTTCCGAAGTCGATAACGTTTCCTTGCTCATTTTTTTGCTCCTTTTCTTCTAGCAGGTTAGAGATTTCCTGTTGTATAATTTGTAAGGCGTGTGCCTTTCCAAGTAGATACTTGTATTTTTCCATATTGTCAACCGATCCAGATGTATAAGTTTCTTGAATCTGATTGATTCCTTCTTTCAACATTCGTTGAATTTTGTAAACAATAGTTATTGGGTCCATCATATTTTAAATGCCTGTAGTTCGTTTAGTTTTTCTTGTGCTTCAGCTATCTTTTGCAATTGTTTATCAACCTCATCAATATGTTGAGGATGTTCTCCAATACCAACTGAATTTTCTAAATAGATTTTTATTGTAGCGTCTGCTTCAGAAATTTGTGCGTTATATCTATCTTCTAATGCTTGTATGATTGCTCTTTTTAACATCTCCACCTTCTTCTAGCCTGACGGATTCTAGAATTAGGATCGTTACGAGTTTTAGCTGATGATCTTTTGAGTTGTCCAAGTGATCTTGCGCAGTATGATTTTCTACGTTTTGCAGCTTTTGATCCAGGCTTCACTTTTCCTGTCACGGCTGTTTTTAGTTTGCTTCCAGGGTTTGCACGTCTGTAAGCTTTTACACCTTTTGCTGTCATTCCAGCTCCAGATTTTGTTGGTCTATAATTGGCGTTCGGGCCTTTTGTTGTTTTTCTTATAGTCATTATACTTCTACCATTCTAGTCATATTTATAATTCCACCATTCATAGCTTTTTTTCTTTTTGTAAAAGTAGCAACGTTAGTTGGTTTTGGACCAGTATTACTCGCTGCTCTTTTTCGTTTGACAGCACTCGCCTTTTGAGAGCTTGTCATCCGTGTGGCTTTTGCAAGTGGGACGCACTTCGGATATTTTCTTTTGCTGCCCTTCGATCTCCCGCAAGGCTGATACTTCCCGTTCTTTTTCGGGGCTCCGATATCCACCCATTTCTCGTCTAGCCATTCTTTAAGTCCTTTTTTAGCCATTAGACATTCTTATAAGCTTTTCTTCTGTCTCCCATGATAGCACCGCAACCTTTGGTGTATAACTTTTTAGTTGATCCACCTGTGCTCATTTTTTTTCTACCTACTTTGCCTTTGCAATATTTGGAAGCCCAAATATTTGCATACGCGCTTGGGTAGACCTTAAACTTTTTCTTCGCTGCGGCTTTACCTGCTGGACAAAGTTTAGCCATTATCTCATTTCTTTTCCGAATCCTCTTTTAGCTTTTCCTCTAGAGCCTGCTTTAAGTTCTTTTACAACTCTTTTCTTTTCAGCTTTTAGATTCTTCTTACCTTTTTTAGTATATGCTTTTTC